TAAAAATTACAACCCGACCGAAAAAGGCGCTGGCATGACCGCAAAAGGTCGTGCAGAATACAACGCTAAGAACGATTCAAATTTGAAACCGCCAGCACCAAACCCGAAAACAAAAGCCGACGCCGGAAGGAAGGCGTCGTTTTGTGCCAGGATGGAAGGGGTGGTCAAAAACGCCAAAGGCCCAGCAGAACGGGCCAAGGCATCCCTTAAAAACTGGAACTGCTGAAAGGAAACATCATGTCCAATACCCAAGCCACCGGCGTTGCATACGCTGACCCATCTGTCACCCTGGTTGAATTCCAGGCTTACACCGTTGCGACCGTGCCAAGCGCATCGCCAGCCGGTCAAATGATTTACGTGTCGAACGGCGCTGCCGGTCAGCCCGTGATGGCATTTAGCAACGGTTCAACCTGGCGCCGCGTTGATACGCTGGCTGCCATCACCGCCGCTTAATCATGGCCACCAAGCCTGGGCTTTACGCCAACATCGCCGCAAAGCGTGACCGGATCGAAAGCCAAAAAGCAGCGGGCAAAACGCCTGAACGTATGCGAAGCCCTGGGGACAAAGGCGCCCCCACGGCCAAAGCCTTTAAACAAAGCGCCAAGACAGCGAAAAAATGACACCGGAACAAATTGCTAAACGCCTGGCTGAATTGCGAGAACTGGCGAAGCAACACGAAGCCATCTTGTTGCAGATCAGCGGAGCCATCCAGGAATACCAAAACGTCCTTGCCCAATTGAGCCAGGACAAATCCAAGGAAGACCATGCCGTTGACGAAATCACCCAGCAAGAAGGCGTTTGAAAAGAACGTCCAGGCCGAGATCAAAGCCGGTAAGCCACCCAAGCAAGCGGTGGCCATTGCCTATTCTGTAAAGCGGGAAGCCGCCAAGCCGAAGGGTAAAAAATGACGACCGACGCACCCGTCAAAAAGCGGGGGCGGCGCCACACCCCCAAAGACACGCCCGCCAGCGTGGAGCCAAAGACGACCGGAAGGCCCACAAAATACCGCGATGAATTCGTGGATATGCTGCTGGAGTTTTTCAGCCAATCCCCCACCAGGGAAGTGACCGTAATGGACAAGTCAGGCAACGAAACCATCCAGGTGTTGCCAGGCAAGTTTCCAACCCTGGCCAGGTTCGCCACGAACATAGGGGTTACTACTGAGACGCTTCACGATTGGGCGACCGCAAAGAACCTGGACGGGACGTTACGCAACCCGCCGTTTTCTTATGCCTATAAAAAGGCGAAGGATTTGCAGCAAGCCAACCTAGTGGAAGGCACGATGCAAGGCGCCTACAACAGCACGTTTGCCATCTTTACGGCCAAGAACGTGCTGGGCTGGCGTGACAAGATCGAACAGGAAATCACCGGCAAGGATGGCGCCCCGTTGGGGCCGTCAGTCATTTCCGTGCAATTTATGAACCCCGATGGATCAATCGCAAACCTTGACAGCCACCCAGCAAGCTGACCAGGTGGCTGCCAACGCGCAGTTTCCGGTCAAGCTGCAAGGGTTGTTTCGATCCAGCCGTTACAAAGTGCTGTACGGCGGGCGAGGCGGCGCCAAGTCGTGGGGCATTGCCAGGGCGCTGCTGATTAAGGGCGTCAAAAAGCCCATCCGCGTGTTGTGCGCCCGTGAGTACCAGACCAGCATCAAGGATTCCGTCCACAAGCTGCTGTGCGACCAGATCGAAGCCTTGGGGCTGCTGGGGTTTTACGAAATCACCCAGGCCAGCATCCGCGGGGCCAACGGGACAGAGTTTGCCTTCATCGGCCTGAAGAACAACCCGACCAACATCAAGTCTTTTGAGGGTGTGGACATCTGCTGGGTGGAGGAAGCCCAGACCGTCAGCCGCCTGTCCTGGAACATCTTGATTCCGACCATCCGTAAGGAAGGCAGCGAAATCTGGGTCAGTTTCAACCCTGAACTGGAGACAGACGAAACCTACCAGCGGTTTGTCCTGAAGCCGCCGCGGGACTGCATCAGCATCAAGATCAATTTCTACGACAACCCGTGGTTCCCTGAAACGCTGCGCCTTGAGATGGAAGCCCTGAAAGGCAGGGACTCACAAGCCTACAACCAGGTCTGGGAAGGGATGTGCCGTCAGACCGTAGACGGGGCAATCTTCGCCAACGAGATGATGCGGGCAGAAGCCGAGGATCGGATCACCAAGGTGCCGTATGACGCTACAAAGCCCGTCCACGCCGTCTGTGACCTAGGTTGGGCTGATGCTACCGCCTGGTGGTTTGTGCAGTTTGTGGGCATGGAAACAAGGCTTATCCGGTACTTTGAGGACAGCCAGCGAACCATGACCAGCTACTTGGCGCAGCTACAGACCTACGGGTACGTCTACGACACCATCTGGCTACCGCATGACGCCCAAAGCACAACCCTTGCCGCCGCGGGACGGAGCATTGAGGACATCGTAAGGGGAGCAGGATTCAAGACCCGCATTCTGGACAGGGTGCCGGTGGTTGATTCGATCAACGCGGCCCGCACGGTCTTCCCCAACTGCTATTTCGATAGAGAAAACACAGCAGATGGATTAAACTGCTTACGACATTATCGGTATGACGTTGACCCAGAAACCGGACAATTCAGCAGACAACCGCTGCACGACCAGTATTCGCACGGGGCCGACGCATTCCGATACATCGGATTGATGATTAAAGAGCCGTCCAAGCCTAAAAAACGTGCCAATGTGGCCATGGCGGGCAACTGGATGAGTTGAAAGGAAAAAGTATGGCGTTGCAAGACATGGACAACGACACCCGCATAGGCGAAGCAATCAAGTTTCTGCGCCTGGTGGGTGAAGCGGACAGCCAGAACCGAGCCGAGGCGCTGGGCGACCTAAAGTTTGCCGCGGGCGACCAGTGGCCGGTGGAGATTCAGAACAGCCGTAACCTTGAATCGCGGCCTTGCCTGACCATCAACAAGATTGATGCCTACGTCCGTCAGGTCACCAACCAGCAGCGCCAGCAACGACCGCGCATCAAGGTGCATCCGGTCAACAACGAAGGCGACCTGAAGATTGCCGAGGTGATTGAGGGCATCACTAGGCACATTGAGGTCAATTCCAACGCTGATACAGCCTACGACACCGCGTTTGAGTACGCCGTAAAGATGGGTTGGGGCTACTGGAGGGTCACGACGAACTACATCAGCGAGGATTCGTTCGACCAGGAAATCTACATCGAGCCGGTAGACGACCCGTTTTCGGTCTACTTTGACCCCAACAGCGTAAGCCCTGACGGTGCGGACGCTGAACGCTGCTTGATTACCAGCGTAATGTCCAAAGCGGCATTTAGACAGGCTTATCCTGGCGCAGACGACGGGGCCAACTTCAGCGCCCGCGCAACTGGCGACAGTGACGCCGAGTGGGTGACCAAGGAAGACATCAGGCTTGCTGAATACTGGCACATTGAGCGCGTCAAAGCCACCTTGGTTCTGTTGTCTGACGGCACGAAGGTCTATGAGGACGAACTGCCGTCCGCGGAAATGTTGGATGCGTCAGGCATCACCATCATGGACAAGCGCCCGTCGTACCGTAAAAAGGTCAAGTGGTGCAAGCTGACGGCCATGGAAGTCCTTGAGGAGCGCGAGTGGCCAGGCAAGTACATCCCGATCATCCCGTGCTACGGGGCGCAGGTTGTTGTTGAGGGCAAGCGCAAGAAGTACGGTCTTGTAAGGTTTGCCAAAGACCCGCAGCGGATGTTTAACTTCTGGCGCACGGCCCTGACCGAGAGCATTGCCCTTGCGCCTAAGCCCAAGTGGCTGATTGCCGAGGGTCAGGACGAAGGCCATGAGAGCGAATGGGCATTGGCTAACCTGAAGTCCACCCCTGTCCTGCGCTACAAGCAAAAGGACATCGAGGGAGTTCCTGCGCCTGTGCCGACACGCATCCAGCCCGAGCCGCCGCCTGACGGAATCATGGTGGCATCGAGCGCGATTGCTGACGACCTAAAGACGGTGCTGGGCATCTTTGACCCGTCCCAAGCACTGCCTGGCAATCTGTCGGGCAAAGCCTTACAAGGCCAACAGCAGCAGATTGACCTGTCGAACTTCCACTTCTACGATAACATGACCCGCAGCATCAAGCAGACGGGCAAGATCATTCTGGACTTAATCCCGAAGATTTACGACACCAAGCGGGTGCTAAGGATCATCGGGGTAGATGGCAAGCCGGACATGGTGACCATCAACGAAGTGGAAGCAACCGGCGAAGTCCTAAACGATGTGACCGTCGGTCTGTATGACGTTGTGATGGACACTGGCCCAGGCTACAACAGCAAGCGCCAGCAAGCCGTGGATACCATGATGCCGCTGATGGCAGAGCCTACGGTCTTCCAAGCCGCGGGCGATTTGTTGTTCCGCAACATGGACTTCCCTGGGGCCGACGTCATTGCCGACCGTCTGGCCGCAATGAACCCGCTGTCGCAGATTGACGAAAAGTCCGATGTGCCGCCGCAGATTCAGATGAAGATGCTGCAAATGCAGAAGGCGATGGCCGATCAGGAACAGAAGATGATCGCCATGCAGTTGGAAATCAACAACCGTGGCCAGGTTGCCCAGATCAAGGAAGAAGGCAACAACCGCCGCAAGCTGATGGATGTCATTTCCCGTGCTTACAACACCGACACCATCAACGAAGCCAAGATCAACCAAGCCGCGGTCCACGCAGTGAACGACCAA